GGCGCCGCCCGCCGCAACGCGCCGACGTTCAACTCGGTCACGCTCGAGGACGACGGCGTCCTCCGCGGCCCGGCGCTCGAGGGCCCCTACAGCCCCGAGACCCTCGCGTGGTATGACGACTGGCGTCGCTCGCCCATGGCGCAACTATTCCTCGCCACCGACTGGCGCCGCCTCGCGCTCCTCGCGCCCATGGTCGACAAGCACCTCGCCTCGCCGAGTGCCGCCGCCATGTCGGAAATCCGCATGAACGAGGAGCGCCTCGGCGCGACCTACGCCGACCGCCTCCGCTCCCGCATCGTCATCGCCGAGAGCGACGGCCACGTGGCTCCGGTCACCCCCATCCGTTCGGCCTCCAAGGCCGACGTCAAGGCCCGCCTCGGCGGCGCCCGCCCCACCGCACAACCCCGAGAGGAAACACCAACCGATGATCCCGGATTCTGAAAACTACGTCGTGCCCATCGACCCGATGGACGAGTTGCAGTGCGAGTCCTGCCAGTAACTACCCCCTGAGAGCCCCCGCCGTGCCATGAGCACGCGGGGGCTTTCTCATGCCCGTGAGGAGGCCGCCATGGAGGCAGTAGTCACTGTCGACCCGTTCCCCATGGACGGCACCATCAAGACTCTCGGGTGGGACGTTATCGCGTTCATCGAGGAGTACCTCCTCCAACCGGACGGCGAGGACGCTGGGGAGCCCTTCCAGCTAACGCCCGAACAACTCAACTTCACCCTGTGGTTCTACGCCGTCGACGCCCGTGGCAAGTTCGTCCACCGGCGCGGCGTGCTCCGCCGTTCCAAGGGGTGGGGCAAGTCCCCGTTCCTCGCCGCGCTCGCCCTCGCCGAGCTATGCGGCCCTGTCCGCTTCGGCGGGTGGGACGACGACGGCGACCCCATCGCCATCGCCCACCCCATGCCGTGGGTCGTCATCGCTGGCGTATCCGAGACCCAGACAGAGAACACCATGGCCGCCATCCGCGCCATGTGTGAGACCTCTGCCCTCGTCGAGGACTACGGCATCGACGTCGGCCTCACCCGCATCCTCCTCCCGGGCGGCGGCAAGATTGTCCCCGTGACGGCCAACGCCGCCACGCAAGAGGGCGCCCGCCCGTCGTTCGCCATCATGGACGAAACGCACCACTGGACCAAGTCCAACGGCGGCGCCAAGCTCGCCCGCGTCGTCCGACGCAACCTCGCCAAGAGCCGCGACGGCTCCGCCCGCGCCATCGAGACCACGAACGCGCACGCGCCCGGCGAGGAGTCGGTCGCCGAGGGGTCCTACCTCGCCCACCTCGCCATCCGCGAGGGGCGCGCCCTCAGTCCCGACGAGTCCGGCATCCTCTACGACTCCCGCGAGGCTCCCGGCGACGTCGACCTCGCCGACCCCAAGGCGGTCCGTGAGGCCGTGGTCGTCACGTACGGCGACGCAACGTGGGTCGACTACGACCGCATCGTCGCCGAGGTCTACGACCCCGACACTCCCCCCGAGGAGGCGCGCCGGTTCTACCTCAATCAGATCATCGCCGCCGCCGACGCGTGGCTCTCCCCGCCCGAGTGGCACAAGAACCGCAAGCACGGCCTCCGTCCGCTCAAGCTCGGCACGCCGGGCTCGCGCTCGGTCCTCGGCGACACCGTCACCCTCGGGTTCGACGGCTCGCTCACGGACGACTCCACCGCCCTCGTCGCGGTCCGAGTCGAGGACGGCGCCCCGTTCCTCCTCGCCATCTGGGAAAAGCCCGAGGGCCCCCAAGGCGCCGGTTGGCAGGTCCCCAAGGCCGACGTCCGCGACGCGGTCGACTTCGCGTTCTCCCACCTCGACGTCGTCGCATTCTTTAGCGACGTCGCCTACTGGGAAACCGACATCGACGCGTGGCGCGACGAGTACGGCGAGCGGCTCCTCGTCAAGGCGACGACCAAGCACGCGATCGGTTGGGACATGCGCGGTCACCAAATGGACATCACGCGCGCCGTCGAGACCCTCCACCGGGCCTTTACGGACGGCGAGGTCCCGTGGGACGCGCACGAACTCCTCGCGGGCTCCTCCCGCGGCCTCAACGCCGAGGAAATCCTCACCCGCCACATCCTCAACGCTCGCCGCCGCCTCAACCGATGGGGCGTCGGCTTCGGCAAGGAGACCCGCGAGTCGCCCAAAAAGGTCGACGCGCTGGCCTCCCTCGTCCTGGCCCGCATGGCTCGAGCCCGCTACCTCGCCGAGGTCGGGACGCGCAAGCGCAAGGGCAAGCCGGGGGCCCTCTACGGGTTCTAGCTCAACTACCGCCTAGGAGGCGTTCATGGCTATCGACGCCGCCCTCGTCGAGTCTCTCGACGCTCAACTCGCCGCGGACCTCCGCAAGGATGGACGCCTCGGCAAGGTGGCCCGCTACCTCGCGGGCGACCAGGACATGCCCTACATGCCCAAGGGCGCCAAGGCGGAGTTCGAGCACCTCGCCAAGCGGTCCATCACCAATTGGACCCCGCTACTCTCGGACACGTTCGTCAAGGCGTTGTTCGTCGACGGCTACCGTCCGGCCAAGAGCACGGACAACTCCAAGGCGTGGGCCTACTGGCAGGACAACGGCCTCGACGCTCGCCAGGTCATCGCCCACCGCGGCGCCCTCGAGTATGGCACTAGCTACGTCCTCGTCCTCCCCGGCCAGGACAAGGCCCGCCCGGTCATCAAGCCCCTCTCCCCGCTCCGCTCAATGGCGTGGTACGCCGACGCCGACGACGAGTTCCCCGTCTACGCGCTCCGCCGCCTCTCCGACCGCCCGGACAAGTCCCGGGTCGTCGAGGCGTACGACGCCGAGGCCATCTACACGTTCGTCCTCAAGGACGGCGGCGCAGGATGGGCCCAAGAGGGCGCCTCGCGCGCTCACGGGCTCGGCGTCACGCCGGTCGTGCGCTTCCGCGACCGCCTCGACGGCGAGGCCATCGGCGTCGTCCGTCCCGCGATCACCTTGCAGGACCGTGTAAACGAGGTCGTGTTCGCAACCCTGATTGCGATGCAATACGCGTCGTTCCGCCAGCGGTGGGCGACCGGCCTCGCCATCCCGACCATCGAGGACGAGGACGACCCTAACCACGGCAAGCCCGTCCAGCCGTTCGAGGCCGCCATCAACCGGCTTTGGGTCTCCGACTCCACCGACACCAAGTTCGGCGACTTCGCGCAGACCGAAATCAGCGGGCACCGGGGCCTCTACGAGGACACGGTCAAGACGCTCGCGGCGGTCTCGCAGATCAGCCCCAACGTTCTCACCGGCGACCTCGTCAACCTCTCCGCCGAGGCGCTCGCGCAGCTACAGGACACGACCCAACGCAAGCTCGCCGAGTACGAAATCCTATTCGGCGAGGCGTGGGAGCAAGTGCTCCGACTGGCCGCGACCGCAGCGGGCAACGTGGACGGCGCAACCGACACGGCCAGCGAGGTCAAGTGGCGCGACACCGAGGCGCGTGCCCTGGCCGCGACGGTCGACGCGCTCGGCAAGATCGTAACCATGCTCGGCGTCCCTGCCGAGGCCGTGTGGGACCGCATCCCGGGCGTGACCGAGACCGACGTCCAGCGCTGGCGCGCTATGCGACAGTCGGACCCGCTCGCGCAACTCACCGCCGAGATTCAGCGGCAGACCGCGACCCAAGCGACCGTCAACTCGGTCGCCTCGGAGGTGGCGGCCCCCGACTCCCAAGCGGGAGTGACGGGTGCCTAGCGTCGCGGACCTCGAGCGGCTCGCCGCCGTCCACATGGCGCAGCAAGTCACGCAAGCGGGCACGGTACAAGTCGCCCTTGCCCGCATGTGGGACAACATCGTCGACCCTAACGACTTCGCGCGCACGTTCGCCGTGTTCCGCGAGGCGTCGCTCCCACTCGTCCACGCGGGCCGGTCCCTCAGCGAGGGCACCGCCGACGACTACTACCGAGCGCTCATGCGGCTCGAGGGCTACGACCCCGCCGTGTTGGCCTTTACCGACCCCAACCCCGCGCAGACCCGCGCAGCGCTCTCGGCGTCGGCCAAGGCCGATTGGAACGCCTACCGGCTCGGCCAGGGCGACGACCCCTCGGCCATTATGAACGCCGCGAAAGCCGGGATGCTCGGCGCCGCCAAGCGCCTCGTCCTCAACGGCTCCCGCGACCGGCTCATCGAGCGCCACGCGTCGGACGACAACGTCCGCGGGTGGGCTCGCGTGAGCGATGGCTCGCCGTGCGCGTTTTGCGCGATGCTCGTGAGCCGCGGGCCGGTCTACAAGGCCAACACGGTCCGGTTCCGGGCGCACGACCGGTGCGGTTGCTCCGTCCGGCTCGTGACGCACGACGACCCTTCGGG